AATCACGCTAATAGCATTAGTAATAACAATAATTGTACTATTAATATTAGCAGGAATAACAAATATATAATAAAATGCTGATATTTCAAGGGGTTGAAGTCTTGATATTCAGCATTTGTTATTAATTTGTTATTAATTTATAAGAATTTATAGAAGTTTATGATGTTTTTCTAATATTATTTAACACAATAATTTTTCCAGTTTTATATGTTACAAGTTTTATTGCTTCAATTTTTTCCTCTATGTAAATATGATTATAAGTATCACTTCCAATATTACCATTTTTGTGACCTATAATAGAATTTATTATTGTTTGTTTTATATTTAATCTTTGTAATTCTGTTTCAAGTGTATGTCTACCACAATGAGCAGTTTTGTTTGCTAGGAATGGGTGGTTGCCTCTGAAATATAATCTATAATAAGTGTTATAGTCTGCATAAAAGAGTCTTTTACCGTTAGATTTCATAAATAAAAAATCGTTATTTTCATTATAATACTTTTCAAAAATGGACTTAATATCAGGGTGTATAGGGATTTCTCTGTTAATACCATTTGCAGTTTTTATACCTCCAACAAAAAAACCTTCTTTTAAATGAATGTTTTTAGTGTAAAGAAAGAATAATTCTTCCGCACGACATCCAGTATAAATGGCAAGTAAAAGGATATTTCTAACGAGATCTTCTTTATCATTATCGGTTTGGATTTTCCATAAATAGTCAATTTGATCATAAGTGAATGGCATTTTTTTATTTTTTTGAATATGTGAACCAGTTGCTTTTAATGTGTCAGTATATTTTTTGTCAATAATATCTTCATTATATGCATATTTATCCATATTTTTTAATAAAGTAATACATTGTTTTATAGATGATGGAGTTTTGCCATTTAAAAATGATTGAAAATCTGATGTTCTTAATTCTCTATAAATTTTATCATAAAGTTCTTCGGAATGATTATAGGCATTTATCATATTTAATGAACTATGTAATGCAAATTTACCATTACCAGGCTTAATGTGCTTCTCTCTTTCAATTTGCATTTCTTCTTTAGTTGGAAATAGATTGTTTTTCATTTCTTCAAAAACTTGCTTAAAAGTATAGTTTCTTTTGTTTTTTCTATGTATATTTGCACTTATGATATTAACAGGTACAAGAGGATATGGAACTTTAGGAAAGAATGCAATCCTGTCATATTTATTTTGTTTTATTTTTAATGGTATAGGGTTTTTATGGTATATTTCTAAACATACCAAAGCATCTAATTGTTCTTCAAAAGTATCGATATCATAGTACAATGGTTTACCATATAAATCTTTACCTATTAATATTCTTGCAGCATAAGGTTTTTGACGACCTTTCCCTAAAAAAGCTACTGTCCCTGTTCCATTTGCTCTTTTTTTCATAATTTTCATAATAAAAATACCTCCAATTTTATAATTTATTTTTAATAAACTATTGAAAAGTGAAAGTATTTTTTGTATAATATTAGTACATTCACTTTTAATAGTGTTTGCAAGGAATAAATGTATCGGTTCGTGGTAAAATTGATTACATCTATTCCTTATTTTTTTATTTATTCTTATTTTGTTTTTTCTTATTCTTTAAAAATTCAGCAAATCGCCTTAATTCTTCAATATCATTATCATCAAGTCCTTCTGTATCAATGTTATTTTTTGAAACAAAATTAGAATTTTTATTTTTTTCATATTCCGCTAAATCAGCATAACCAGCTTTAACATATAAATCCAAGTAACTAACTCCATATACTGAAGCTAATTTTTTCAAAACTACTGCACTGGCTCTGCGGTGTCCATTTTCTACAAGAGATAAGTAGCTATTTGAAACTTTAGCTAATTCATATACCTCTCTAGTGGATAATCCTTTATTTTCTCGTAATTTTTTTAGATATAGGCCCATTTCTTTAAGAGACATTTCCATAATGATTCCTCCAATCAATAATATTATATCATTTATGATTACTTTTGTAAAGAATTTTATAAAAATTATTAAAAAAGTGTTGACAAATGAAATCTATATGATATAATGCTTTCAAAAGAAAACAGGAAGGAGATGAAAAAATGGCAAATAGAACTATAATACTTAAGGACGCGGAAATATTTAAAAACATTATAACTAAAGAAGGATTTTCTTACAGACAGCTGGCAAAAGAAGCGGATTGTTCACAAACTCAAATTAGTTTAATAGCTAATGGGGAAAGAAATCCTAGTCCAGAACTAGCAGTTAATATTTGTAGAGTACTTAACAGGCAATTTGATGATATTTTTTTTATAAAAAGTGATTTCAAAAGAAATCAAAAATAACCACGAACCGATACAGAAAAAGAAAGAGGGTGAGAACTTGGAAGATGATAATGAAGAAGTAGAAAGGTTAACTCCTGCAGATATTGCACCAAAATTAAAAATGAGTGTTGAAGGAGTTAGAGCAGCATTAAGACAAGACAAATTTCCATTTGGAATAGCATTTCAAGGAAAGACAGGACAATGGAACTATTTAATAATAAAAAGCAAATTTGAAAAATGGTTGAAAAATATTTAGGGAGGTGAATTTAATGAAAAAAATAAACAAAAGCAAACTATATGAACTTATAGGAAAAGCAACAGTAAGAGCAACAGTATGGGCAATGTCAGTATATTTAGTATATCAAGCAAGCTTGTATATATTAGATAATTGTATAACAGTGTACAGATAAAACATAAGTAAGAGAAACTATTTGAAAGGAGGAAGATATATGTTTTTTGCAATAGCAGGATTTTTATTTGGAGCATTATTAGTAGTTCTATTTAATGAAAATGCAGAAAGAGCAAATGAATTGTTAAAAGATACAATAAACAATTTAGAAGGAGATATAGATCTATTAAATTCAAAGATAAAAAATAGAGACAAAATGATAGGAAAGCAACAGAAAGATAATGAAATATTATTAAACAATGCCGATGAGTTAAGAGCAAAAATAGAAGATTTAGAAAACAATATAGAAATATTAACAAATAATTTAACAGACGAAAATAAAGAACTAATTCCAGACTACCAATCAGAAAATTAGTTCAATAAAACACATAAATTATGGATTTCTATTGTTATTATAGCATTTTTAACAGTAGAAATCAAGAGGAGAATGAAATGGAAACATTAGAACAATTAGAAAATGCGTATTTTATTTTAAAGATGCAAGATAAATGGAACAGTGAAGACTATAAATATGCAAACGAACTAAAAGAAAAAATTAGAAATTTGAAGGGAGAACAAAAATGCAAAATTTAAGTTTATATGACATAGTAGGGGCATTTCCAAAATTGATAGATCAGGAAGAAATGTCAGAAGAAGATAAAAAAGAAGTAGAGAAAGAATTGATAGAATTATTACAACGAAAAAGTCAAAATTTAATTGGATATACAAGAAACATAGAATTAACTATTGAAGCAATGAAAAGTGAAGAAAAGCGAATTTCAGAACAAAGAAAAGCAATGGAAAATAAACTTGAAAAATTTAAAGAATATGTAAAAGAATGTATGGAACAAAATGGATTCACAAAAATAGAAACGACATTAGGAACATTAAGCATAGCCAAAAATCCAATAAGTGTAGAAATATATGATGAAAAGCAAATACCAGATGAATATAAAACAAAAGTGGTAACAGTAAAAGTAGATAAAACAGCAATAAAAAAGGCATTAAAAGAAACAGGAGAAATAATACCAGGGGCAAAAATAATAGATAATAAAACGAGTTTAAGAATAAAGTAGGTGAGTAAGATGGAAGTTAAGGAAATGAATATTTTTGAGAAAATGTTAAATATAACAAATGAAATAGCAAATGTAAATAAAAATTTAACAGTAGGAGAAGGCAAAAGTTCATACAAAGCAGTAGGAGAAGCAGATATATTAAAAGCAGTTAAGGAATTAGAGTTTAAGTATAGAGTATATAGTTATCCAACAAATAGAGAAGTAATAGAAAGTACAATGTACACAACAACTAATAATTATGGAGAAAAGAATAATATTTTTAGCAGAATAAAAACAACTTATAGATTTGTAAATATAGATAAGCCAGATGAGTATATAGAAACAATTACTTTTGCAGAGGGAATTGATACACAAGATAAAGGTTCAGGAAAAGCAATGACTTATTCAGATAAATATGCATTAATGAAAAGCTATAAAATTATAACAGGAGAAGATCCAGACCAAAATCCGAGTGAAGCAGGTTACAAAAGACAACAGACAGCAGCGAAAACAACTAATAGTAAAATAACAGAAGTAGAAGCAAAGTCAATATATGCACTTATGATAAGAAAAGGACTTGATGTTGAAACAGCTTTAGAAAGAAATTACGGAATAACTTATACAACAGATTTAACAAAGGAACAATATATAGCAATATTAAATAAATGTAATACAATGCCAGATAAAAAGTAGGTGATTAAATGCAAACTACAGGAACATTAGAGGAAATAAACATAGATTATAAGACCGGAAAACCTAAAATAAGCTTTTTAATTGACGGAAAGGACAAGTTATCAGATATAGAACAGCTAAAAGGCTTAAAACTTAAAATAGAAGCAAAAAAGTACATAAAAAAGAGAACAATTAATGCTAATAATTATTTTTGGAAACTTTTACAGGAATTATGCGAATTATCTGAAACAGATACAGTTGAAGAATATAGAAGAAGAGTTAAAGAATTAGGAATATTTAGAAGATTTAAGATAGAAGCAGAAAATATAAAAACATTTGAAAAAATGTGGAATGCACAAGGAATAGCATGGTTTTGTGAAATAGCAGATACAACGTATATAAATAATACAGAATTTAAGATAATAAATGCTTATTATGGTTCAAGTTCTTTTAACTCAAAGCAAATGAGTAGGCTTATAGATAGTGTAGTTCAAGATTGTAAAGTTTATGGAATAGAAACAAAATCACAGAAGGAAATAAATAGCTTATTAGAAAGCTGGGGTAAAAATGAGCAAAAGAAGTAAAGCTTGTGAAATATCACAGAAAGTAAAAGAAATAGTATGGAACAGAGATAATCATAAATGTATTTCGTGTGGTAGATATGTTCCAAAAACTTGTGCAAATGCACATTTTATAAAAAGAAGTCAACGGTGGTTTAGGCATAGAAGAGAATATAGTTACATTATGCCCAGAATGTCATTATCAAGAAGATTTTGGACAAAATACAGAATTATATGAGGACTACATAGAAAACTATTTAAAAGGTATTTATGGAGCAAATTGGAACAAAGAAAAGTTAATTTATAAAAAAATATTAGGAGGTAATGAAAATGAAATTTAAAATTGGAGATAGAGTAAAAATAATAAGCAAAAAAAACGGCGATCAATATACGACTTATGGATTTAAAATTGGCGATATATGTAGAATTGCAAAAATAGATAATAATAGACTAGCAATATATAAAGATAAAGGAGATTATTTTGGCTTTATATTTAAATACAATGTAGAATTAGCACAAGAAAACCAATTTACAAAAGCAGATTTAAAACATGGCGATAAATGTACATTAAAAAATGGACAAGTAATATTTTTCGATAAAACTTCTAACTATTCTTTTGATAGTATTGATGAACAATTAAGATATTTTAATGATGATGTAAGTATAGCAAAAGTCGAAAGACCAATAAAATATGAAACAGTATTTGAAAGAGAAGAAGTAGTATTAGATGAAACAGAAAAAAGATATTTATCAGGAGTTATCAGACCTTTTAAGGATAAAGTTAAATACATACAAAAATGGACATATTCAACAGGAGTTAAGGAAATAAAGATTGCAACTTCAAAAACTATAACAAGACTTCCAGGATTTACAAATGATATTTACAAAGGAATGAAAGAAAATAAAAAATACACATTAAAAGAATTAGGATTATAAGGCAACAAGGGCAGACATAACAAAGTTTGCCCTTATATTGTACGAAAGGAGAAACAATGGCAGAAAGAAGAATGTTTGCAAAAACAATAATAGATAGTGATGCATTTCTTGATATGCCACACACAACTCAATTATTATATTTTCATTTAAGTATGAGAGCTGATGATGATGGATTCATAAATAATCCTAAAAATATAATGAGAATGATAGGGTGCAAAGATGATGACTTAAAAATACTACTAACAAAAAAATTCTTATTACCATTCGAAAGTGGTGTAGTAGTAATAAAACATTGGCAAATACACAATTACATACAAAAAGATAGGTATCATGAAACAAAATACAAAGAAGAAAAATCAATGCTAAAACTTGATGAAAATAAAGCTTATACATTAATGGATACAAAATGTATACAAGATGTATACAAAATGGATACCCAGGTTAGAGATAGGTTAGAGTTAGGTAAGGATAGTATAGAGTTAGATAATAATATACCAGCTTCCGAAGAAAAATCTTCTACAGCTTCTGTAAAAGCCAACAAGCACAAATATGGAGAATATAAAAATGTGTTGTTGAAAGATGAAGAATTACAGAAACTACAGAAAGAATATCAAAATTGGGAAGAACTTATAAAATACCTTGATGAGTATATTGAAATGAAAGGGTATAAAGCAAAATCACATTATTTATGTATAAAAAAATGGGTTGTAGATGCAGTAAAAAAAGAGAACTTAAAAAATCCTAAAAAAGAAAAAAACACAAGCAAGGTGGTGGATTTTTAAATGAATAAAGAAGATTTTAAAAGGCAATTAGGAAAAATACAAATAGCATATAATAAAAAATTTACACAAGAAGAAGCTAGGATGTGGTTTCAGGAATTTCAAAATATATCTGCAGAAGAATTTGGAAAAACAGTAGACCAGATAATCAAGACTAATAAGTTTACACCGAAAATAGCAGATATAAAAGCAAAAATAAGTGAGAATACATATAGATATTACTCAGAAGACCCACGAAAAAATTTATATAAAAATTTAGAATGGGGAGAATTTGTAGATTAAAGGAAGTGATAAACAAATGAATACAATAACATATCAGACTCGACAAATGAGTTTAGACGACATACAAGATAAGACAAAAATAAGATATATACAAATTTTAAATAGATTAGACAAGCCTAAGACAGCGAAAGAATTAGCAGTAGAATTATTTGATTTAGGTTTTATACCAAGTACAGAAAGAAATTATACAGCACCAAGGCTAACAGAATTAGAAAAAATGGGATATGTAAAAGCAATAGATAAAAAGAAATGCCAATATACAGGCAAAACAGTAGCAGTATATGAGAGAACAGAAAACGGTTTTATTGCAATAAATATGAACCATATTCCAAGAATAGATTAGGAGGTAATTATGATAGAAAAATGTAACAAATGTAATAGTGAAGAATTATTTGTAGAAATACAAGGCAACAGAAGGGGATTATTTTGTGGCAAATGTGGTAGATGGCAAAAATGGATTACAAAACAAGAATTACAAATAGGAAAGTTTAAAGGCTATAAGATAATAGGAGGTAGTTATGATAATAGTAAGTCAAGATAAGACAAATATAGTTAATTTTGATAATTTAACACAAATATACATAACACAAGATGAAGAAAAAACAGCATTTTTTATAAGATATGAAACAGTAGATAGCTTATATGATGATTTAGGATTTTATAAAACAGAAGAAAGAGCAAAAGAAGTATTACAAGAAATTGTAAAAACAACTATTGAAACAAGAAAAAATCAAAATTTTAATAGCCTTTTTGGTGGATTAGAAATTATACCCCAAAATACTTATTATGAAATGCCAGAGGACTAGCTAGGAGGTAGTTATGGACGAATATTTTGAATATTTTCAGCACCTAAACAAACAAATTCATAATTTAAGTAAAAAGCAGTATGATGAAATTGAAGAATTTTTAGGAGATATGGAACAATCTATAAATGGAGATACAACGCTTAAAGAAATAGAAAAATATATAAAAAAATATAGAAGAAAAAACAAAATATTATTTATAGCGTTTAAAACAAGAAATAAAAACAAACTAGCACATATTTGCAAATATATTATTGATTTGGAATGGCATAACGAATGGGCAATAGCAGTTGCTGGGCAAAGTACACCAACAATTTTTGGCTGGTTTGATGTTTAGGAGTAGATTATGAAATATAATTATCCACCGCTTGAGCGGCAAATGTGTAAAGTGCATAGGTTGTAACAGACTTGAAAATGAAAACTTTAAAGGAATTTGGAGATGTGAAAATTATATAGAAAAGGAGCTAAAGAAAAGTGAACAAATACAGAAATAAAAAAGTAATAGTAGAAGATTATGTATTTGATAGTATAGCTGAAAGCAAAAGGTATAAAGAACTAAAACTATTATTAAAAGCAGGCGAAATAAGTGATTTAAAATTACAACCAAGATTTTTACTACAAGATAGTTTTAAGAAAAATGGTAAAACTTTTAGGAAAATCGAATATGTAGCTGACTTTCAATATATAGAAAATGGCAAAACAATAGTAGAAGATGTAAAAGGAATGCAGACCGATGTATTCAAATTAAAACATAAATTATTTGAAAAGAAGTATCCTGAATTGGAATTAAGAATAATCAAATGAAAGGAAAATAAAAGATGAACAGAAAATGTAAAATAGAATTATACAATGATCACTTTGAAAATGCCAAAAGATATGGAATACCACATGCACAACTAATTATAGCAGATATACCATATAACCTTGGGAATAATGCTTATGCAAGTAATCCAAGCTGGTACATAAATGGAGATAATAAAAAAGGAGAAAGCGATAAAGCGAATAAAGCATTCTTTGATACCGATAAAGACTTTAAAATAAACAATTTTTTTGATTTTTGTACAAGATATTTAAAGAAAGAACCGAAAGAAAAAGGACAAGCTCCAGCAATGATAGTATTCTGTGCTTTTGAACAAATGCAAATGGTAATAGATGAGGCGAAAAGACATGGTTTAATGAAAAGTTATCCGCTTGTATTTGTAAAAAATTATTCAGCATCAGTATTAAAAGCTAATATGAAAATAGTAGGAGCAACAGAATATGCAGTGGTACTTTATAGAGATAAACTACCAAAATTTAATAATGGCAAAACAGAAGAACAAAAAGGAAAAATGATATTCAACTGGTTTGAATGGAAGAGAGATAATTCTAAACTATATCCTAAGATACATCCAACACAAAAACCAATTACCTTATTAAAGCAACTAATAGAAATATTTACAGATGAAGGTGATGTAGTAATAGATCCAGTAGCACGGAAGTGCAAGTACATTAAGAGCATGTGCAGAATTGAAAAGAAACGCTTATGGCTTTGAAATAAAAAAGGATTTTTATAATCAAGCAAAAGAAAAAATGATAAGTGAAGATATTTTAAATGGAATGATGGAAGATGGACAAGTTACATTTGAAGCACTTATGTAAGAAGGTAAGAGATGATAGAAGTAAACGAATATGTGAGAACAAATAAAGGAAATATAGGAAAGGTAGTTGAAATAAGATTAGGATTTAACAAAGATACACAATTATATCAAAATGTATATATGTTAGATAATAGATTATGGACGATTTTAGAATATATAGTAAAACAAAATAAAGAAATTACAAAAGTATTAAATTTAGCAAATCAAATGCTAGAAGAAATGGGGGATAAATAATGAAAAAGAATTTTAAAAGAATAATATCAAGTTTATTAGTAGTTTTTATAGGGATATGTTTAATATTGCCAACAAATGTATATGGAAGAGCTCATACATCAGTGCATAGCTCAACACATACATCAGTACATAGTTCAGTTAAAGCAAGTACACCTAGTACAACAACTAAATCAAGTTCAAGTAGTGTTAAAGCAAGTACACCGACAAGTAGTAGTAAATCATCAAGTGTAAGTTCATCAACACCTAAAACAACAACAAGTTCAAGTACAGGAAAAACTTATACAACAACTAAAAGTGAAACAGGAAGAACAATAGTAAATCACGAAACTGTAAAACCAAAAGAAAGTACAACAATAGTAAATAACAATCCAACATATTATACTAATTATTCAACACAGCCAAGTTATTCATTAAGTAATAGTATATTTAATTATTATATGTTAAGTGAAATTTTTAAAGATAAAGACAAAGAAAAAGACAAAGTTAGTGAACAAGATATAGTTAAAGCATTAGAAGAAAAAGGATATTCAAAAGAAGAAATTGACAAAATTTTAGATGAAGCAAAAACAGAGGAAAATGAAAACAAACCATTTTATGATGGATGGAAATGGTATAACTGGACAATCTTTATCGGAATTATATCAATATTAACTATTGGACTAATAGCGTTAATAGTTTTTATATGTTCTTTATAGGAGAAGAAAATGAAAATAAGAGAAAAATTATATAGAGTAGTAGAAAAAGATACAGAATATTTTGAGTGGTATGACATTATGATGCTTATTTGTATATGGGTAAGCATCGTTCCACTAATATTTAAAGAACAAAATAAATTTACTTATGTAATAACTATAATAACAACTTTGATATTTGTAATAGACTATATTTTAAGATGGATAACATCAGATTATAGGCTAAAAAAAGGAGTAATTAGTTTTATAAAATATCCAATAACATTTTCGGCAATATTTGATTTAACAATTATAATTTCGTGTTTTAGTGAATTTTATAATAACCCAATTCTAACATTATTTAGTACATTTAGAATTTTAATGATTGCTAAAACATTAAGGTATTCTAAAAAATTTAAAATAATAAAAAATGTAGTAGAAAAAAATAAAGATATTTTAAAAGTTGTATGTGGATTTACAATAGGATTTATATTCGTAAGTGCATTAATAATGTTTCAATTTGAAGGACAAAGTTTTAATAATTTTTTTGAAGCAATATATTGGAGTACAACTGTTTTAACAACCGTTGGATATGGTGATATATGTCCTAAAACAGAAATAGGTAAATTAATAAGTATAATATCAAGTTTAGTAGGAATAGCATTTGTAGCTTTGCCAACTGGAATTATAACAACAGGATTTGTTGAAGAATTAAATAAAGAGAAAGAGGTAGATAATAATGAAAAAATTAACAAAAATTAAAATATTATGGGATAGGTTTTTTAATAAGATTGTGAAAGTAGATAACATAGAAAAAGTGGAAGAAGGATTAAGTAGACAAAAAGAGGCTTTAAAAAAACTTAATGAAAGTTATTATAATGCAAAAGGTACTTTAGATACATATAAAGATGAATTAAAGAAAAATGAAAATAATTTAAAGAGATTAGATAGATGTTTTGATATATGTAAAACGAAAAATGACAAAAAAGGTGCAAAACAAGTATATGATGAAACAAATACTACAAAACAAAGAATATCAGTATTAAAAGAACAAATAGCAAAACAACAATTAATAGTAGAAAGATTTTTAGAAGCTAAAGAAAAATATGAAAATGGAATAAGAAACTTACAAAATAATTTAGAAACAATGAAATCAAAAGATAGATTTAGTAAAGCAGTAAAAGAATATAATGAAAACTTTGGAGAGTTTGAAGAATTTAATATTGATGATATTCAAAGAGATATTGATAATGAATTTAATGCAAGTAATGCAAAATTAGAAGAACAATCAGATACATTAGATTTAGATGAAATAGAGAACACAAGTAATTTTGAAGAATTGTGGGGTAAAGAATAATGGAAGAATATAAATATAAAGAAGAGTATGATGATATGGTAAAAGAATATAACAACTTTAAAAAAATATATGAAATATTAAAAATATCAGCTAAAGAGATTCAAAAAAGTATGGGAAAAAATGATACAATATCATACTTTTGCATAATCACAAATGAAGAAAAAACATATATTACATTTTATGAGGAAGATGGAACACAACTAATACAAGTAGAAGTTCAAAAAGATTATAAAAACTTTTTTGAATTATTTGATACTGAACTTATAAGAGAAGCAGATGTTGAAAGACCTCAAAATGATGGATATAAATACCGTGGATTTATATTTAATTATAATGAAGAACCATATTTTATAAAACAAATATTATTTGATGAAATTAAATTCGAAAATACTGATTTAATAAAAGAGATAAAAGATGAACTAGAATATTATAAAGACAAAATTATAACAAAAAAGAATGAAGTTTTTGATTATACAGAAACAAATAATATATTAAATCAATATAAATTTGAGGAGGACTAAACAATGAATGAAGAAGAAGCGATAGAAAAACTAAAATACATTAATATGGCTTATGATTGTAATAATTATTACAGTAGATATGAGTTAGACTGTATAGAAACAGTCTTAAATCTATTAGAAAAGAAAAATAAGATAATAGATTTAATGGCAATAGTGATAGGCAATGAACCATTACCAACAGAAGAATATTGTATTTTTAGAAATTTTGATTGCCCAGTTGTTGGTGGAAACAGAGATTGTAAAGACTGTATAAAACAACATTTTGAAAATAAAGCAAAAGAATTAATAAACAGATAAAAGAGCATACTACATCTAAAGAGTTTCTAAAGAGGTGTAGTATGCAAGATAAAGAGATAATTCAAAAATGGAAGCAAGGATTAAGTAAAAATCAATTAGCAACAATGTACAAAAGACAATATAATCAAGAAATAAAGATAATAAGAAGTACAGTAAGACACAGGCACGATGGAAGATACATAAGCAATTATGAGGCATTAGCTTATGTTGAAAGAGTAATATATAAATATTTGAAAGGAAAAGCAAATGAAAATACCAAAAGTAATTAGTAAAAATGGACATGAATACATACTAGTAGCAAAATGTAATGAAAATTTATATTTATATAAAGATCTATTATACGGGTACAAAGAAACATTTACAAAATTTGACTTAGGATTAATAACAGAAAAAGGAAACATGATAAGCACAGCAAAAAAGTGTGGAAGTGGAAAAATATAGTTAAGGAGGTACACTAATGACACGAGAAAACTTAATAGTATTATTAAAAGAATATAAAGAAAATAAGGCAAGATTAAATATTAAGCTTAAAGAGTTAAAGACATCAAGAATAAAATTAAAATATGTTGATTCTGATACTAATATGACATCTTCATACGGAGATAATCAAGATATACATAGTAAAAACCAAATAAGTGATAAAGTATCAAAAAAAGTAGAAGAAAATGATATAAGAAGAATTGAATTAGAAAACAAAATAGAAGAATTAGAAAAAGAAGTCAAAGAATTAATAGAAAAGGTAGAAGCGGTTGAAGATCGACTAGAAGGATTGAAGTATAAAGAAAGAGAAATATTAACAGCTTATTATGTCGAAGGAAGAACGGCTGAAGACATAGGAAATAGATTATACTTTAAGCTGTTTAATCAAACTAGAAGCGATAGACACATACAAAGAATTATAGAAAAAGCTACTGAAAAGATGATAAAATTCTAAATGTCGTGAAAATGTCGTAAAAATGTCGTAGTATTATACAAAAATATATAGTATAATAACAATAGTAAAAAAGCCGAGAGGCAAAAATAAAAAAGCCCCTTTAATTTATTTAAATGTTAGAAGAATAGATGTTTTAAATGTCTATTCTTTTTTTATGGAAAGGAAGAAACAAAATGGAAAGTGAAAAATTTATTAATATTTGTAAAGAAGAAGTAAAGAAATATGCTGAAAAGCATTTGGATGAAAGTGATGTGAAGCCGATTTTCGATGTGTTTGTAGTATGGCAATGTAAAACATTACAAAATAATAAAGCATTATTATCAACAACGTTATTTGATGGAATGTATTATGAATGTACATTTAACGGAGATAAGAAAGAACTATATTTGGATGCATATAAAAAATTTGAAAATAAATGTATAAAAATAGATTAAATTAGTTATTACCAGAATGCTAGGTAACTGATAATATAATAAAAATACACTTCCTTGTAGGATAAAAAAAGTTGTATGGTATAGAACTTTCCTAGCAAGTTCTAATATTAAAAATTGTATATAGTGATATATTATCTAAAGTGAAAATCAGTCCAATGTGGAGTAATAGATAGAGATTGCAATCGGTATATCATTACATAGAGTTTTTAATAAAAAAGAAGGAGTACGTATGACTAATCAAGAAAGAATAGAAAAATATAAAAAAGAGTATTGTACAAGATGTAAAAACAATAACAAAAATGATTGTGAAATAAGAATATTTAAAAACAATAATATAGTATGTACAAAGTGTGTGTATTATGAGAGACAAGATTAACTATGCAAATTGCATGCAAAGAAAATGTGAACAATGTAGATACTATGATTATTGTTTTAGATATAAACCAAAAAAGGAGAATGAAAGTGTATTTAAAAGTAAAATCAAAGAAATTAAAAAATCTTAGTATAAAAATATCTCAAGTTAAAAATAATTTGGTTGTGAATATATTAAATAAAAAAGGTTATGAATGTAATAATTCACAAATAAGTCAAATTAAAGCAAATAGAAAATTAAATTCAGAGCAGAAAAAAGTAATATTAGAAAATCGAAACGAAAAAGTATCAAAAATTGGAAGTTACTATGTATGGGAAGCAGATGTTATAGTAAAGATAGTAGACAAAGTAACAGGAAAAGAGGCATAAGACTATGTGGAATATATTTTTAGGAATAATATTAAGTTGTATAGGAGTAATAGCAATAGCATTTACTCTTTTTATTTTTGTTACAATAATAGATGTAATGATAAAACAATTTAAAAGAAAATAATTTTAATAAATTTTAATTAGGAAGGGGTGAACCAAGTGTTAAGTGAAAAACAAATGCAATGTATAAACTTAATGGTTATAGAAAATAAAACACAAAAACAAATAGCAAAAGAATTAAAAATAACAGAACAGACAATATGCAACTGGAAAAAAGATAAAGAATTTAAAAATGAAATAGAGCAAAATATAAAAGAAAATTTTGGTTCACTTGCAGTAGAAGCACAAAAGGAACTGAAGAAACTATTAAAATCAAATAACGAATATATAAAAATGCAAGCAGTAAAAGATATTCTTGATAGAGCAGGATATAAACCTACAGAAAGAATAAAGAATGAAGTAGAACCTTCTAAAAAATTTGCAGATATTTGCAAACAATTAGGTGGTGAAGGACTAAATGAATAATAAAGAAAAAGTTTTTGAATTATCAGAAAAATATATTGATTTTTGCAATACAACAGAAAATGTAGATGTTGATGTATTAGAAGGAACAACAGCATCAGGAAAAACAACAATAGGAGCAGGCGTAAAGTTTATGGAAATGGTATCGCTATCTAGGAAAAAAGAACATATAATAGCAGCAAGAACAACAGGTGTTGCTGAAAAAAATATAATAAATCAAGATAATGGAATATTAGATATACATAAGAATGCTGTATATTGTGGAAATGGAGACAAAGACCATAAGTTTCCACATATAAAATTTGAAAACAAAATTATATATGTATTAAGTTATAAAAATAAAGACCAATGGGAAAATGCCTTAGGTGGCCAATATGGTTGTGTATACATAGATGAAGGAAATATAGCAGACATAGATTTTGTTAGAGAGATTTTAACAAGAAATGATTATTTATGTATAACATTAAATCCAGATGATCCAAACTTGCCTATTTATGATGAAGTAATAAATCATGCTAGACCATATAAAAAATATGCTAAGGATGTACCTAATGAAATAATGAAAGAATTAAATAAAGTTGAGCCAAAGAAAAATTATAGATATTGGTTTTTTACTTTTTATGATAACAAAGGTTTAACAGAAGAAGAAATAGAAAAGAAAAAAACAGTAGCACCAATAGGAACAAAGTTATATAAAAATAAAATACAAGGACTAAGAGGAAAAGCAACAGGGCTATGCTTTAATTTACAACCTAAAAACATAATAACATTAGAAGAAGCAAAACAAATGAAATTTAAGTTGTTTTCTGTTGGTTGTGATACATCATATTCAAAGGAAAGCCACGATAAAGTAACGTTGGAAGGCATAGGCATAACAACAGATAATAAATGTGTTCTATTAAAAGAAAGAACATTCAATAATAAAGATAGAACAATACCATTTGCACCATCAGATGTAGTGCAATGGATTGTTGAGTTTATGGAAGAGTTCAAAAACGAATGGGGATTTGCAAGAACATGTTTTATAGATAATGCAGACCAAGGAACAATAATGGAAGCAAACAAAGCAAAGAGACAGAATGCATTAGTATATAATTTTGAAAACGCATGGAAAAAAACAAAAATAATCACTAGAGTTCAACTACAAGAAAGTTGGTTGAATACTGGTGATTTTTTAATTGTTGAAACTTGCAAAGATTACATAGATGAATGTAATAAATATTCATTTGATGAAGATAATCAACCAGAAGACGGAAACGACCACAGCATAAATGGTTGCCAGTATGCTTGGTTACCTCACAAAAAGAAAATTGGAAATTGGGAAGTAATAAAGAAATTGATTAAAGATGAGGAGGAATAATATATGAGTACAAGAAGCACATTATTTCAAACACCAACAATTGAGATAGATCAAAGTAGATATGAAGAATTGATACAAAAGGAATTAAAATATAAACAATATAAAGAACAAGCAACAATAGAAGTAATCAGAATAATAGAAGGTCAAGGTAGTGAAACAGTAACAACTGAAAGCGAGGAATAAAATGGGGACAGTAAATGATAAAATAAAAAATGTAATACGAAATTGGTTAGAAATACAACCAAGTGTAGGAGATACAATAACAATACAAGAAACAAATACATTTGAAGGCAACTGTTTTAGAAATCTATTATGGTATAGAGGAGATGCATCAGAATTACATCAGTACTATACACAAACAGATGACTTAATGGGAAATGCTAAGTTTTGGGCAGCACAAAGTACAACTGGTATAAATATTAGAAAAATACATACAGGATTACCTGCTATGATAGTGGATATGTTAGCCGATATAATTGTTGATAGTTTTAATAAAATAGAAGTTAAAGGAAACAACGAAGCACAAACAAATTGGGAAGAAATAGTAAAAGAAAATGACTTTAAGGAAACATTAAAACAGGCGATAATAGATGTATTTGTACAATGTGATGGAGCATTTAAAATAAGTTATGATACAGACATAAGTAAATATCCTATAATAGAATTTTATTCAGGACAAGATGTTGACTTTGAATATACAAGAGGAAGAATAACAGGAGTAAACTTTAAGAATAAATACCCTAAAAAAGATGTTTGTTATACTCTTTTTGAAAAATATTCTAAAGATGGAATAAAATACGAATTGTACAAAAATGACCATTTAATGCAAGATTATAAAGCTATTCCAGAAACAGCAGAATTAAAAGAACCAAAAGATACCAAATTTATGATGGCTGTACCGATGATGTTTAACAAATCAAAAAAATATAAAGGTAGAGGCCAAAGTATATTAGAAAAGAAATTAGATGCTTTTGATAGTTTTGATGAAGTATGGAGCAAATGGATAGATGCATTAAGAGATAATAGAACAATAACATATATTCCAGAAGATTTAATTCCAACAAATAGCAATGGAGAATTGATAAAACCAAATACATTTGATAATAGATATGCAAAAGTAGGAAGTACAACATCAGAAACAGAAAGTAGCAAAATTACAAGAGAAAAAGGAGATTTTGATTATGAAGGAATGTTACAATCATACATAACAGCATTAGACTTGTGTTTACAAGGGCTAATAAGTCCATCAACATTAGGAATAGATGTAAAAAAGCTAGATAATGCAGATGCACAAAGAGAAAAAGAAAAAGCAACACAATATACAAGAGGGAAAGTAATAGATGTATTAGAAAAAGTTATTCCTAAATTAGTTACAATATGCTTAAAAGCATATGATTTAGCACAAGAAAAAACAGCAGGAGAATATGAAGCAATAGTTGATTTTAAAGAATACGCAAACCCTTCATTTGAAGCAACAGTAGAAACGGTATCAAAAGCTAGACCTGGTCAAAATGTAATGAGTATTGAAAAAACAGTTGATACAATGTATGGAGATAGCTTAACAAAAGAAGAAAAAGAGGAAGAAGTAAAAAGACTAAAAGAAGAAGCAGGAATAATTCAAAAAGAAGAACCTAATATAATGGAACCATTAGAGTAGGTGATTAAATGCAAAATGAATATGATATAAAAAAAGTAATGGAAAAAATAGAATTACAACTAATATCTTCTATGAAAAGGACACTGTGGAGTCATAAAGAAGATGAAAAGGCAAAAGGATTTAACTGGCCACAATGGCAAGCATTAAAGATAAAACAATTTGAAGATTACAAAAAAGCAAATAAAGAAATATTTAATAATACCACAAAAGACTTAAATAAATACATATATAAACACATAAAGGACCAATTCAAAGAAGGTGCTAGTAGGACAAATAAGAAGGCAATACAAACTGGATTTATAAAGAAAGAAGATTCACAATTAGGTGGATCTTTTTTTGGATTAAATCATAGAAAATTAGATGCATTAATAAAAAGTACAAAAAATGACATGAAAGATGTAAAATATGCAACTTTGAGAATGGCAAATGACCAATACAGACAAATAATATATAAAGCACAAGTATTTGCTAATACAGGAGCAGGAACAGTAAAACAAGCAATTGATATGGCTAGTAAAGATTTTTTATCAAGAGGATTTAATTGTATTGAATATAAAAATGGAACAAAGCATAATATTGCAGATTACTGTGATATGGCTATTAGAACAGCAAATAAAAGAGCAAATCTAATGGGTGAAGGTGAAATGCGTAAAAAATTAGGTAATTCATTAGTATATGTATCAAAACATGGTGGAGCTTGTGATAAATGTACACAATGGGAAGGCAGAGTTTATATAGATGATGTATGGTCTGGTGGAAAAGAAATCCTGAATAAGGATAGTAGTAAAAATTACCCTCTACTATCCCAAGCAATCGAAGGTGGGTTGTTCCATTGATTTTAAGAAATTGGGTGGAACTGAAACAGTGTGAACCACATTACAAAGTGGGTGTGTACGAAAGTATGCTAACGGGGAACGGAGAAATCCCAATCCCGTGCTAAGTTATTGACTATTGTAAACAATTGTGGTATAATCCAAAAGGTGATGAAAGTGGAAGAAATATGGAAAGATATAAAAGGATATGAAGGTTTATATCAAGTGAGTAATACAGGTAAAATAAGAAGTTTAGACCATTATGCAAGTAATGGGATAAAAGATATCCTTTATAAAGGGAAAATATTATCTCCTGGAAATAATAGTAGAGGTTATTTATTTGTTGGATTATGTAAGAAAAATAAAGTTACTCATAAATATATACATAGAATTGTTGCTGAAACATTTTTAAATAATCAAAATAATAAAGCAACAGTAAATCATATTGATGGAAATAAAAGTAATAACAATGTAAATAATTTGGAATGGGCAACATACAGTGAGAATGAGTTACATTGTGTAAGAGTATTAGGCAATAATAGACAAAAAGAATATTCACCTAAAAAAGCTGTTTTACAATATGATTTAAAAGGGAATTTTATAAAAGAATATGAGTCTACAAGGGAAGCAACAAGGCAAACTGGAGCAAAAGCGATATGTGAAGTTTGCAAAGGTAAAAGAATGACTTCAGGAGGATTTATTTGGAGATATAAAAATTAGTCAATAAAAAGTGTAGAGACTATTCCGAAAGGAAGTAGGGTAGAGATGTACTACTCGAAGCGCACTGGATATCTAAAAAAGATATTATGAGATAGTCCGATAATTATAGAAATTATAGCCAAGGTGTCATCATGGAATTAGTACATATTATGAGGACATAAATGAAGAACCAGAAGAAGTAACAAAAGCAAAACATAGTCATGATGAAGAAGATAAATATACTCAATATTTGCAACAAAGACAGAAACAATATCAAAGATTAGCTATTGGTAGTTTATTACCTGAAAATGTATTAAATTATAAAAATAAAGCTAATGAATTGCAAAAACAAATAGAAAGTAGTAAAATAGGGTTATCAAATGAAGAAAAATATGCAGTAAACCAATACATTAGTTCAGAAAGTTATAAAATAAATGAAACTTTAAGAAATAATATAAAATTAACAGATGAACAGAAAAGAATGAGGGACAATTTAGATAGTGCACTAAATAAATGTAATAACTACAATGGAAATATTGTTAGAGTATTAGAAATAAAAGACAAAGAATTGTTGAAAGATTTTCTAAAAAAGAATAAAATAGGGAAAATAGAAAATTGGAAAGAATATTTATCATTTTCAGATAAAGAAAGTTATAATAAAAATGCAAATATAAAAATATATGTAAATTCAACCAGAGCTAAGGATATAAGAAAATACAATGAAACTGAAAGTGAAATATTATATCCAAGAAATAGTAAATTTGTAACAAGAAATATAGTAAAACAACATGGTACATATTATATTTTATGGGAGGAAATAGATGAGTAATTTATCATTAGAGGATTTTAATAATCTTACAGAAGAAGAAAAAGGGGATAGATATAAAGAATTAAGTGAACACGATAAATTCTTAGTGCGAATATCAATGCCAATAGGTGGAGAAGTTATAGGATATAGAGAATTAACTGAACAAGAGAAAGAAGAAGGAGAAGAATTTGCAAGAGCAGTTAAAAGTGGAAAAATTGAAGAATGGTTTAATAAAAAATAAATTTTTATATTATTCGACAAAATTCGACTTAAAAATCTAATTAAAAGTGATATAATCTTTTTATAATAAAATAAAAGGAGGAATTATTATGGCAAGTCATGAAAAAGAACAAAAGAAATCATTTTATAAAAAAAGTTGGTTTTGGATAATTATTATAGGAATAGGAATAATTATAGGTGCTTCACAAAGCAATAATACAGTTAATACTTCAACTAATAATTATCAAAAAGATAATTCAGTAGAAGTTACTATAGTAGATTTTAGTACTATGTCAAAAGAAGAAGTAAAAGCATGGATGGATGCTAATAAAATTAACGGAAAAATAATAGAAGAATATTCAAATGATATTGCAAAAGGAAATTTTGTTAGTCAAAGTATTTCTGCAAATACAGTAGCACATCAAGGAGATAAAATTAATATAGTTTATTCTTTAGGTAAAGAACCTACTGCAGAAGAAAAAAATGCGTTAAAAAAAGCAGAAACTTATTCTAATTCACTACATATGTCAAAGCAAGGTATCTACAATCAATTAACTTCATCAGTGGAGGGATTTACAAAAGAAGTTGCACAGTATGCAATAGACAATATAGAAGCAGATTGGAATAAAAACGCATTAGAAAAGGCAAAGACATATCAAACAAGTATGAATATGTCAAGTAAAGCAATATATAATCAATTGATTTCATCAGTAGAAGGTTTTACAAAAAGTGAAGCACAATATGCAATTGATAATTTAGATAAATAATATACAAGCACTTACAGCAATGTAGGTGCTTTTTATATGCAAGTTTAGTGTAATAGGTAGCACAACAGTCTCCAAAACTGTTTGTAGTGGTTCAAATCCATTAACTTGTGCCATTTTTAGAATTAGAGCTTTAAAAGGGCTCTTTTTTTATTGCAAAAATTATGGTCGACGGACCTTAAACGGGGGAGGTTCCAATATGGAAGACGAAAAAAAAGAAAATGTAGATACTCAAGCTACAACAGATAATGCTCAAAAAGAGCAAAAAGCTGAAAACAAAAATGAGGGCGAGAAAGCTAAAAAACAAGTAGCTCAAAAGGGCGAAGATGGTTCAATAGTTTTCAAAAATCAAGATGAGTTGGATGGATTTATCAGAAGAATGTATGCCAAAGGCGCTGAAAAAGCAGAACAAGGAGAAACTTCTAAACAAGTTCAAGAAACTCAAAACAAACAAGAAGATAAAGGACAAGAAGAACAAAAAGAAACTGCTCAAGCAGACTATACTGACAAAATAGCACTTGCTATGGCCAAAGCTGGTGTAGATGTTAAAAAGGTTGAAAGAGCAGCAAGATTAGTTGATATGTCAAAGGTTTTAGAAAATGGTGCGCTAGACACAAAAAAACTAGAAGATGAAATCAACGCAGTAATTTCTGAATTTCCTGAGCTAAAAATTGCAAAGGAAGAAGAAAAAGAAGAAAAAGGATTTAAATTCGGAGCAACACAAAGTAACTCTGATGAAAATCAAAAAAACAAAAAGCCTGTGGCCACAAAAAGATGGAACAGGTTTAATTCATTTTAGGAGGTAATTAATTATGGCAAATTCATTGAATTATGCAGAGGTTTGGCTTCCAGACCTATTAGAAATAATGGAGCAAGATAGTTTAACATCACCATTTATAACATCAAACGTTAAATGGGTAGGTGCAAAAACATTTCATTTTACACAAATGAAAACAAGTGGTTACAAATCACACAATAGAAATGGAGGATGGAATAAGGGAAGTTATGAACAAAATGATGTACCTTATACAGTTACACATGACAGAGATATTGAATTTTTAGTAGATGTAGCAGATGTTGATGAAACAAATCAAACAGCATCAATAAAAAATATATCAAAAACATTCCATAAAACTCAACAAGTTCCAGAGATGGATGCATATTTCTTTTCAAAAGTAGCCAGTGAGGCACAAAAATTAACAGGATATCATAGTTCTACTGCTGAATCAGAATGGACAAAAGCAAATGTTTTTGGAAAATTAAAAAGTATGCTTAGTGCCGGAAAATTAAGAAGATATGTAAAAAATGGTTCATTAATCTGTTATGTTAGAAGTTTCATAATGGATTTATTAGAACAATCTACAGATTTCACAAGAAAAATAGAAATGACACAGATAGCAGAAGGTGGAATTGGTATAGAAACTAGAATTACAGACATCGATGGTGTAACTATTATGGAAGTTATAGATGATGAAAGATTTTATGACAAATTTGATTTTACAGATGGATTTGAACCAGTTGAAAAAGTAACTGCTGATCCAGGTAAAGGAATAGAAGCTGTAACAGGTTCTCATAAAATAAATGTTTTAATTGCATCTCTTGAAACTGTAAAAACAGTTCCAAAGATATCTAACATATATTATTTTGCACCAGGTTCACATACAGAAGGTGATGGATATTTATATCAAGATCACTCATTATCTGATACATTTGTTTTTCCAAACGGAAAAGATAATAAAATTGATAGTATATATGTTGATGTTGATACAACTGAATATGCTGGAGAATAGGAGGTCACAATGTCTAAAATAAGAGTCGAAAAAGGTAATGCACTATTACTTATTGAAGAAGAAGAATTAGCACAATATGAAGCTAGAGGATATTCAAAATTAGGAGCTACTAAAAAAGTAGCTTCTAAAGATTTAGAAAAAGAATTAAAGAAAATTGCAAAAGTTAATGAGGAATTAACAGCCAAAATAACAAAAGTTGAAGAAGAAAAGACAGAGTTAACAAAAGTTAATGATGAACTAACAGCCAAAATTGCAGAATTAGAAAAGAAAGTAAAATAAGAGGTGTTGCAAATGATAAATGTTTATGCGACAAAAGAGGATTATTCAAAATATGGTTCTAAAGTATTAGAAAATGAAGAAATAGAAAAATATTTAGAGTTAGCCTCAATAGATATCAACAGGGCGACATTAACAAGAATTGAAAGAAGAGGATTTAATAATTTAACAACACAACAAAAAGATTTAATAATCAAAGCAACTTGTTTACAAGCAGAATATATAAAAGAAGAAGGCATATATGATGATAATAGTATATCTAGTTATTCTATAGGTGGGGACTTAACAGTAAATGAAAAGGAATCACAAGAAATGGCGGATAAACTAAATATATCAAAATTAGCCTTTTTCTATTTAAAAAGAACAGGATTAACAAATAGGATTATATGATAAAAAGGTTAAATCCAAAGCACTTGGAAAGATTATTAAATAATAAATGTGATGTAGTTATATATCAAGAAGGCTTATCAGAAGATGGTGAGCCTTTAACTTCTTTGAATTTAGAAAATCAAAAATGTAGATTTGTTGAAACAACTAAAATTATAATTAGTTCAGATGGAAGAAAGATTCAACTTGTAGGAAAAGTAATATTACTTGGAGATATAGCACCAACTATAAAGAAAATAAGTGGTGGACAAGTAATAATAAATGATATAGAATATGAAATTTATCAAGCAAGTAGACCTAGAAATCCAGATGGAACCGTTCATCATACAACATTGGAGTTGATTTAATATGAAAATAACGTATAATACTAAAAATATAAATGGATTATTAGAAAATGCAAGATTAGCATTGATAGATACTGCAGAAGCGGTAAAAACAGATTTAATTCAAAGTCAAACAATGCCATTTGATACTGGTACAATGCAAAATGATAGCACTTTTGTAGATGATAAAAAAGTTATAAAAGGCGTGGCTAGAATAGTTGTAGATACAGTATATGCAAGAAAGGTTTATTTCGACCCAGAAATACATATAAAACAAGGTAAAAATCCTAATGCAAAACAGTATTATTTTGATGATTATATTAGTGGAATCAAGAAAGATTTACCAATAAAATATTTTAAACAAATGTTAAAAAGGAGAAATGGATAATGATAGCAAGAATGAGTGTATCTAAAATAAGAGATTATTTAAAAAATATTATTACAGACTGCCCCAAATGGTATATAGGACAAATGGATGAAAATCAAGATAAAGCAATTGCTTTGTATGCTAATCGTAGACAATTAGAAGATAATTCTAAATATAAAAAGTTGAAAAGTTATGGAATATTACCAGTTACATTACTGTTAAGATGGACTAAAAATTATAATATGGCTGAAACAATGGCCAATAAGATTTATGAACTATTAGACTGTAGTTCTTTTTTTATTGATGATTATAATTGCTCAATTGAGTGTTTATATAATGGACCTATTGACTTAGGTGCAGATGAAAACAATATTTACAAGTTTTCAATAGAATTAAATTTATTATATAGAAAGGGTGAAAAATAATGGGAACAAAATCAGGAGTATATCCATGTTACGAAAATCAATTTCAAGCTGGAATAAGTTTAGAATCATTAAGCGACATTGCTGATATGGAATCTTTTAGCGTTAAATTAGATAATGGAGTAGAAGAATGGAACCCATATGATACAAAAGGATGGGTTAGAAGATTGATGACATCTAAATCTATTACAATTTCTGTATCTGGAAAAAGAAATTATGGAGATAAAGGTAATGATTATGTTGCTGGATTCTTTATGAAGAATGGAAGAGATGCAGAAGGAACATTTCAATGGACTTTTCCAAATGGAGACAAATTAGTATTTGAAAATGCTATATTTAATATTACAAATATGGCAATTGGTAAATCAACAGAAGTTGGACCTTTAGAGTATGATGTAATGTCAAATGGAAAACCAACATACACAGAAGCATCACCACAAAGTGTTGAAACAACACAAGCGGTAAAAAAATAAGATATTAAAAAGTAAGAGGTCCTTAAAGGCCTCTTATAAATATATTTAGGAGGAATTTGAAATGGCAAATATAGATATTAGTTCAAAATTAAGTCACGAACCACAAACAATAACAATAGCAGAAGGTAAAACATATGAAGTAGACTGCGGAGCAGAAACAATGTTGAAAGCACAAGATTTATTTAAAAAAGACGATAGTTTAGATGGATTATTTAAAGCAATAGAATTATTACTAGGAAAAGAAGCATTAGAAGAAATAAAAGGAATGAAAGTAAAAGTTGCAGACTTAAAAGTTATTATTATAGCAATAATGGCACAAGTAAATGAAATTACTTATGAGGAAATGGAAAAACGATTTCAAAACAAATAATGAAACAGAATTATGGTACGACATGGAAGAAGACTGGCCTTTGATTGAGGCAAGTTTAGCAAAACAATATGGAATAAGAATAAGAAAAGAAGTAGACACAATGAGTTATGCAGAATTGTGTAATCTTATATCTGGGTTGATGCCAGATACACCACTGCGGAAACATTGTTCAAATTCGCAGTGAAGATGATGAAGAAATGTTAAAAAACTTCACACAAGAGCAAAAAAATATAAGATGGAAATATAGAAATAAATTAGCAAAGAAAATGAGCAAAGAAGATTATGAAAAAGTTATTACAGAATTTCAAAAAGCATTTAAAGAAATGGCTGGTGATAACAAATGACAGAAGTAAGATGCCCTAATTGTAATCAACTTTTATTAAAGGTTGAAAAATGCAAGGGTGAAATAAAATGTATAAGATGTAAGAAAACAATTAAAATGGATATAGATGAAAAAGACAGAGTGAGCAACACGACCATTAGTGGTGAGTAGTTAGCCAATACCTGCTTTTATCCTAAAAAAGAGGGGAGGAGTAGGTATGAGTACGAATGTGGGCTCTGTTGATTTTGAATTATTATTAAATTCAAATCCATTTAATAAAGGACTAAAAGATACAACAAATACAATAAAAAGTTCAGGAATAGAGAACTCATTAAAGAAAATTGGTAAATTAGCGGTAGCAGCATTTTCTGTTAAAGCAATAGTAAATTTTGGCAAAGAATGTATTAATTTAGGGTCTGATTTGACAGAAGTACAGAATGTTGTTGATGTTACTTTTGGAAGTTTAAATACAGAAGTAAATAGATTTGCTGAAAATGCAATAACTCAATTTGGTTTGGGTCAAACTGTAACTAAAAAGTATGTTGGTACATTTGGAGCAATGGCAAAAGCATTTAACTTTTCTAATAAAGAAGCTCTAGCAATGTCAGAAACTTTAACAGGATTAACAGGTGATGTTGCTTCATTCTATAATTTATCAAGTGATGAAGCATACACAAAATTAAAGTCAGTATTCACTGGAGAAACAGAAACATTGAAAGACTTAGGTGTTGTAATGACACAAAATGCACTTGACCGATACGCATTGGCAAATGGTTATGGGAAAACAACATCTAAAATGTCAGAGCAAGAAAAAGTGGCATTAAGATATAAATTTGTATTAGATAAATTAAATATAGCTAATGGAGATTTTGCGAGAACTAGTGATAGTTGGGCAAACCAAACAAGGGTACTAAGCTTAAGGTTCAATGAATTAAAAGCGGCATTAGGACAAGGCTTTATTAATATATTTACACCTATTGTAAAAGGAATAAACTGGGTACTTTCGAAGCTTCAAGTATTAGCAAATGCTTTTAAATCATTTACAGAAATGATTTTTGGAAATGCTGGTGGAGATGATAGTACAAGTACTGTTTCAAATTTAGCATCAGATGCGTCTGATGCAAGTGATGCTGTGAGTGGAATTGGAGATAGTGCAAAAAAATCTGCTAAAGATCTAAAAAGTTTGGCTTCATTTGATACAGCACAGATATTGAAAAAAGATGATAGCAAAAGTAAGTCTTCTAGTGGTAGTGGAGCAGGAGGAAAGATAGACACAAGTGGGCTGAACTTAACAGATAATATAAAGAAGCAAGCAAGTAATATAGAAGATATATTAAATGGAGTAAATTTAGAACCTTTAAAAAAGAGTTTTAATAATTTAAGGGAAGCTATTTCATATTTTGGACAAGGATGTGGAAAAATACTTGATAGTTTTTATAATAATTATTTAAAACCATTAGGAAATTATGTAATATCAGATGCATTACCACACTTTTTAAATTCAACAGCAAATGCAATGAAATCTATAAATTTTGATAAACTAAAAAATTCATTTGATAATTTATGGAAATCTCTAGAACCATTTACTGAAAATGTTGGAAATGGCTTGTTATGGTTTTATGATAATGTTCTTTTAAAATTAGCTGCTTGGACAATAAACGATGTATTACCAGCATTTCTAGATCTGATAGCAGGAGCATTAAAGATTTTGAATCAAGTAATAACAGCTTTTGAACCAGTATTTCAATGGTTTTGGAATAATTTTCTAGAACCGATAGCAAAGTGGACAGGAGGAGTGATAGTAGATACACTTAATTTAATAGCAAGTGCATTAAGTAAAATTGGAGATTGGATGGGCAATAATCAGGAAACTGTTGCAGGAATGGAAATAGCTATACTATCATTTTTTGGAGCATGGAAAACAGTTGAATTGATGTCTTTTATTGCGCAATCAGGAGGTGTAATTAATGCATTAAAAAATATAACACTTGCTATTACAGGCGCTACAGTTGCGAAAATAAAAGATAAGACAGAGACTATGTATTTGAATTTATTATATGCAAAAGACTTTGTAAAAAATATTATTTCAGGAACAGCGGCTTTAATAAAACAAGCAGTACAATGGGTTGTGAATACGGGTGCTAAAATTGCAAATACAGCAGCAACTATTGCTAGTACAGCAGCAACAACAGCAGCTACGGCAGCAACATGGTTATTTAATGCAGCATTAACAGTTTTAACATCACCCATCACATTAGTTGTTATAGCTGTGGCAGCTTTAATTGCAATAATTGTAGCATTAATAAAAAATTGGGATAATGTGAAAGAAACTGCAAAAAAATGTTGGGAAGGAATAAAGAATGCTTGGAATAAAGCAGGACAATGGTTTAATGAAAAGATTGTTATTCCTATTAAAAATTTCTTTGGAAATTTGTGGAATAATATAAAAAATACGGCATCTGGGGCATGGCAAGGAATAAAAGAGGTGTTTTCAGGAATAGGAAATTGGTTTTCAGATAAGTTTCAAAGTGCAAGAAATGGAATACAAAATGCATTTCAAAATATCGGAAACTGGTTTCAGGATAGAAAAAATGATATTACTAATGCATTTGGTAATGTAGGAAATTGGTTTTCTAATATATTTCAGGAAGCATATAATGGAATAACAAGAATATTTAGTAATATTGGTAATTTCTTTAGTGGAATATGGGAAAGAGTAAAAAATGCATTTTCTAATTTAGGAATAAATATAGGAAATGCAATTTCTGATTCAGTAAAATCTGGAATTAATGGAGTAATAGGACTAATTGAAAAAACAATAAATAAAGCAATAAAACTGATAAATGGAGCAATAGGTATAATAAATTTAATACCAGGTGTAAATATTAGTAAAATAAATAGATTAAGTTTACCAAGACTTGCACAAGGTGGATATGTAAAAGCAAATACACCACAACTAGCCATGATAGGTGATAATAGACATCAAGGGGAAGTTGTTGCACCAGAAGACAAAATAATGTCATTATATAAAAAAGCTAATCAAGAAATGGGATTAGGAAATAATAAAAAAGTAATAGAACTATTAGAAAAAATAATACAAATATTAGTAAATTTAAGTTTTGACTTTAATTTATATATAGATGCTTATGAATTAAATAAGAAACTAGAAAAAATAAGAAGTAAAAATAAATTTGCAACGAATGGAGGCTAAATATGTATGAACCAAAATTAATAGTAAATAATGTCCAGGTTCCAGGAATTGTAGAATTAATTCCTGGACCAGAGCCTCTATGGGGTGACGGAACTGGAAGAAATACATTAGATGGGCATTATAGTGGGACATTTATAGGATATTTTACTACATTAGAAATAAAATTTGGAATAGTTTCAGATGAACAATTTAATTTAATAAAAACATTGCTTGAACACCCATTTTTATCAGGTGTTCAATTTTCGTTAGAAAGAGATATGGCAAACTATAAACAAGGACAATTATATAAGGAAGATTTTTATAATGGTCAAGCTATAAAATCTAGCCCACTAGTGTGTGGAGGTTATTGGAGTGAGTTTTCAGTAGTACTAACAGCAATAGACAGGAGGGCACAAAAAACATGAGTGTAAGTAATAAATTTAAACAGATAACTAAGCAGATAAAACAACAAGAGGCAGAATTAAGTATATGTGCTGGAGGAACAATATTAAAAGAAATACAATTTCTACCAGTAAAGGTTTTCAATGAAATACCACTTTATAAGTTAAAAGAAAGAAAAGATGTAATAGCAAAGGAACTAAAGTATAGTTTTGACGGCCAACTCTTTAAAACAATAATGAAACAAATAGAAATAACTGTAAAAAATGCTAACGAGATAAAAGAAAAAGATATTAATTTTAAATATGGTTTACTTGTGGATGATAAATATGAGTATATAGACTTAGGAAATTTTTTTATAAAAGATGTAGAAGATAGTAAGAAAAAAGATGAAATAACAGTAACAGGATATGACAGAATGATTAGATTTATGAAAAATTTTAAGCAATCAGAATTACAACTAACATATCCTTGCAAAATGTTAAAGCTAGTGCAAAGAATGTGTGAAGTTTGTGGAGTAGAGTTATTTTCAGCAGACTTTTATAATGCAGATTTAGATGTTACAGAAGATTTTTTTACAGTTCAAGAATTAACATATAGAGATGTTTTAGAAAAAATAGCTCAGGCAACTTTAACAACAGCATTTATAGAAGAAAATAAACTTAACTTATATAAAGTAAATGATAATGCTATAGAAAAGATAGATAAATCATATTTGACAGATTTAACAATAAAGGAAAATTTTGGACCTGTAAATGCTCTGGTTTTAGGACGTGGAGATGTAGAAGATAATGTAGAAGAAAAAGACCAAGATAGTATAAAGCAAAATGGAAGATGCGAGATTAGATTTGACGAAAATGAGTTTATAGAATTTCAAAGAGAAAAAGTTATTGAAGGTATGTTTGAACAAATAAAAGGATTAGAATATTATTCATTTGAAGCCTCTGATGTAGGAATAATGTGGTTAAATCCATGTGCTTGTATTGAACTTGGAGATAGAGAAGATAATTTATATAAATCATATTATTTAAAAGCAAATATAACAATTAATACAGGGATAACAAGTGATATAGAAGCGGAAATACCAGAAACAACAGAAACAGAATATAAAGTTACAACAAAAGAAGAAAAAAAGACATTAAAAGTAGAAAGACTAGCAAAGAAAAATGAAGGATTAATACAAGATTTAATACAAGAAACAACAGAGCATGAAGAAAAACTAACTAAACATGAGCAAACAATGGATAGTATAACAGATAAAGTATCTAACATGGCAGATTTAACTAGAAGTATAGAAGGAATAAGAACAATATCATTAGAAAACTGTATAAAAGGAAATTTATTAGAATTACACATAAAAGGGAATAATACAGTATTTGAATCTTTAAAATTAAGTGACAATTTATATTTAAGTGATGATTTATATCTAAAAGGAGATAGTTTAATAGTAATAAAAGACCAAAATGGTAAAAGCAAGGAGTATGAGTTAAATATACAAGATACATTAAGGCAAAATGGAACAGTATATGATGAATATATTTTAAAAGAAGGAAAAGCACAAGTTATTAGAAGAATAAATGCAGATGGAACAATAAAAGATAAAGCAGTTACAGAAAGTTTGGGAACAGTTTCAATAATGCTAGAAGAAGGAAATAATACTTTATCAATAAAAAATTATACTGCGGAAATATCAGCAAAATGGGCAATAAAAAGTGAATATTCAGAAGTATTTGCAACTAATGTAAAAATGGATAGTGAAATAAAACAGACAGCACAAGAAATTGATTTATCTGTAAATAAGAAATTGGAAGATTATAGTACAACAACAGAAATGAATAGTGCTATTAATATGAAAGCAGATGAAATAACGAGCTCTGTATCAAAAAGTTATGCAACAAAAGGAGAGTTAACAACAGCAAAATCAGAGATAAAACAAACAACAGACAATATCACAAGTACTGTTAGTAAAAAAGTAGGAAAAGATGAAATAATTTCGCAAATTAATCAAAGTGCAGAAAAAGTTTGCATAAGTGCGGATAAGATAGATATTAATGGAAAAGCAGCTAAATTTAAAACACAAATAAACCAGAATTTTGGAACATTTACTAAGGGTGACAATGAGAGAATACAAAAAATTATAATGGGAGAGATTTCTGCTACTCAGTCCGATTATGATAAGTATGATATTGATAAAGATGGAAGAATAACAGGACTTGATTATATATATGTTCTTAATGCAGTATCATCTGGAGGAACTTTAGAAAAAAATGGTGTTTTTGAAATAGATCCATATTCTTCTACTAGAGCGGTTTCAATATATGATAATAAGAAGAATAAATATATATTAGCATTAGGAATGTTTCAATCATATTTTAGACAGTTAAGAGCAGAAAATATAACATTAGAAAATGAACAAGAAACATCAACAAGTTTGTTTTCTGAAGGTTTTTCAATTTTAAACAATAATAATAGAATTTCTGGTCAAATAAATTCAGGTCAACCTACCATAGAGTTATATGGAACCTTAGGAAGTACAACTATAAAAAATACAGGAATACAAACACCAGTACTAACTCAAACATCACTTGAGCTTCAAAAGAAAAATTTTGAGATGCTGCAAGATAAAGCAATAGAAATAATAAAAAATATAGATATCTATAAATATAACTTAAAAAGTGAAAAAGATACAGATAAAAAACATATAGGATTTGTAATAGGAGATAATTATAACTATTCAAAAGAAGTAACATCACTAGATAATACGGGTGTAGACAACTATTCATTTACAAGTTTATGTTGTAAGGCAATACAAGAACAACAAAAAATAATAGAAAAACTTCAAAACAAAATTGAGGAAATGGAGGAGAAAATAAATGGACAAAATTGATTTTCAAAATGGAATAACAAAGTTAAATAAAGCAATGTTTGATACATTTCAAAATAATATAGCTAAAAAATTAACAGTAAATTCATCAGACATAAGCATAGGAACAATTTATAAAATAGGACGTCTAGTTGTATTAAGTATAAGCTATACGGCTAGTATATCTAATATAGCAAGTAACACAGCAAAAACTTTAATAACACTAGCAGAAGCATATAGACCAGGAAAATTAATAGTAGGACAAGCAGTAATAAAGGATACTGCATATAAGCCACTAAATAATTCATATATACAAATTCGACCAACAGGAGCAGTTGAAATGTATCAAAACTCTGGTAGTACTCAAAATGTAGCACAAGTGCTAGCAACTCTTGTATATGTTGCAGCAAGCTAGAGATAGGAGGAAGTAATGTCAAATCAAACAGAAAAACTAAAATTATTCAAATGGGATATGTTAGATCAAGTGGATCTAAATAGCAATTTTGATATTGAAAAAACATTGAATGAGAATTGGGATAAAATAGACAATAATGCAAAAGAAATAGAAAAACAAGTAAATGGCAAAATAGATAAAGTAGAAGGAAAAGAATTATCAACAAATGATTTTACAAGTAATTATAAAGAAAAATTAGAAAATTTAGAGAACTATGATGATACAGAGATAAAACAAAGCATTGAAGAAGTAACAATAAAAAATTCGGAACAAGATAATAGTATATCAAAAATGCAAGAGGACTTAGAAAATCTAAAAAATATAATCAATACAATATCAGTTGTTAGCCAAAAAGGTGAGGACATAACATTAAATAACACAGTAAAAGATGTGCAATTCAGAAAATTTGCAATTTATGGAAATGTAAAACGAGATGGAGAAGCAAATTTAGAAAATTCAGTCAAAATAAAAACTGTTGGTAGCAATGTAAATCTATTTAATATTTTAAAATACCCTTATAGAAATTATAATGAAGCTAGCGAACAGATTACAGATGGCACTAATTTTAGAATAATTGCAACAACTTCAAAAAATTCTAATAATGCAGCAGGTTTTAAAATAATGGATTTAACGGAATATGCAGGTAAAACACTAACCATAAAAGCAAAAGTAAAATCTAGTACAAGCACAAATAAGGGATTTTTAGTATTAAGGCAAAATAATACAGATTATACTGGAACAAAATCAAATGAAAAGTATGATGAAACTCAAAACACAACAGACGGTGTGATCATGTTAAACTATAAAGTGTCAAATATTATAAATGATAGTAATAGATATTTGTTTGCTTGGTTTTATGCGACTAGAGGAAGCGAGTGTAATACAAATGATTATGTGGATTATACATTGAAAATAGTAGAAGGCACAGAAGTAGGGGAACATAGTCAATATGACCAAGGATCATCTAAGGCTATAATAGAAAATTCTGATAAGACACAAAAACAAGAGTATATTATACCAGTGCAGCAAGAAATGCTAACAGATGACTGCTTCGATTGGATTAATGAAGAAGAAGTACATAATTGGAGTAAATTAGTTTTAAATGGTACCGAAAACGACTCTAATTTTAGTGTAGAAAATAGTGGGGAATATACAGTAATAAATTGCTTAAATATTTTAGAAAATGGAAAAAGAGTAGACGAAGATAAGATATTATGTGATAAGTTAGTTTCAAAATATGGAGATACTTCTAATACAGAACATATAAGAAATGCAAGTTCTAATTATCCGAATAACGTTGTTATATATATGCAATCTTCGAGATTAGAAGAAAGCACAGTAGCAGCATTTAAGAAATACTTATCTACTAATAACATTACTATTTATTATAAAACAGCAACAGAAAAAAGAATAGCGTTTACAGATGAACAAAAAGTAATAGCAAATAAAATACAAAAAGCAACTAGTTATGAAGATACAACACACATTTATTCAACAGATGAAGTAAGTACAATTTTTGATGTAACTGCAATGGCAGATATACAAAAAGTATTAAATATTACAAAGGAGGAAGAATAATGCAAGTATTAGAGTTTTTAAAAGATTATTGGTTTCTAATTACATTTCTGGGTACATTTTCGATTGGAATGTTTAGTTTTTGCATGTCAATGATAGAAGCAACAAAGTGTAGCTTAAGAAATGACATATTGACTATATATGATAGATGCAAAGAAGATAAAAAGATAACACATTATGAATTAGAGAGCATACAGCATAGTGCAGAAATTTATTTTAAACTAAAAGGTAATTCATTTATAGAAGCATTAATGGAAAAAGTAAAAGAATTTGAAATAACTGATTAGGAGGGAAGAAAATTGAAAAATAAATTAAAAGAAATATTTAAAAGTAAAACAAAAACAATAAGCTTGATAGTAGCAATATTGGTATCAGTATCTATATTGTTAAATGTTTATTTAGAATATAATGAAACTGGACAAGTTGATACAAATAAGATATCAGAGGCAATAAACACAGTAGTAGATGAAATAAATAAATCTAGTACAGAGATACCAAATCTAACAGAAACAGACGAGCAAAGTCTAGAAGTTCAAGAAACAGAATCAGAGGGGTTTGAAGAACAAGGAATTATTGCTTATGAAGGTTCAGAAAAAACACCAAGTGTAGAAATTGGAGAATATGTAGGATTAACATACTATTCTCAATTAGATAGCAGATGGTCTAGTAAAATGTATTCTAGTATAGAAAATAAATCTCAAACAATAGGTTCAAGTGGCTGTGGACCAACATCAGCAGCAATGGTAGTGTCTAGCATAAAGGGAAATATAACACCAGATAAAATGGCAGAATTATATACAAAATACGGTTATAGAAGTGCAAATCAAGGAACATACTGGAGTGCTTTTAAGTGGACAGCTGATATATTTGATATTGAGTACAGTGAATGTTACAAATTAGATGACGCAGTAGAGAAATTAAAAGATAATAATTACATAATAGCAAGTTGTAATCAAGGTTTATTTACATACGGAGGACATTTCATTGTTCTTATAGGAATAGAAGGAGATTATATAAAAGTATATGATCCATATTTGTATAATGAAAAATTTGATGTATCTAGCCGTAGAGGATTAGCAACAGTAAAAGGTAATACAGTATATGTATCAATAGAAAACTTTAGAGAATATGCAAATTATCAAAAATTCTTCTGTTTCAAAAATGATAGAACAGACATAAAAGAAAATACAACTACAACAACAGTGACAGATAAAGTAGAATCTAATATAAACAAAGTAAATTATCAAGTTAAAGTAACAGCAAATGGTGGTTTAAATATAAGAAGTGGAGCTAGTACCTCATATTCAAGAGTTGGTGGATATGCAAAAGGCTCAATAGTAACTATATTAGCAGAGTCAAACAACTTTGGAAAGACAAATTTAGGATGGATCTCACTAGCTTATACAACTAAGTATATAACTGTTGCAAAAAATGAAAAACTTCAAAAATACACTACAGGAACATATAAAGTTAATGCAAATGTATTAAATGTTCGCACTGGTCCTAGTACAAAATATATAATAAAAGAGTATAAACAATTAACATATAATGCAAGATATCAGAACAAAAAACTAGGAAATCAATATACTAATGGACTAAAACGAGGAGTAATAACAACAGTTACTAAAATTCAAAACGGATTTGGCCTAACTCCAAGTGGATGGATTGCATTAGGCTATTGTACAAAGATGTAAAGTAAAAGGCAGATAGTATTCTGCCTTTTCTCGCTTAATATTATGAGTTTATAATAGAAAATGTACTATAATCATCAGGTACTTCTATAGAAATAGTATCAAGAGGTTCAATCTCTTTACGAGAGATTTTATATATTAATTCATGAATAATGTTTGAACAAAAAGTATAATATGCCTCAGTGAAAGGCGGCATAATACTAGGATTAAAAACTACAGTTTTATTGTTGTCGTAATTAGACAAGTATATTTTATCTAGCATAAAATTGCATTTTTTACCATTAAAGACATAATTGTATTTTATGCTGTTTATGTTTGGCAAATCTTCTTTTTTAAAATCTATTTGCATATAAATCCCTCCTTTTTTCTACACTATATCACATAAAAAATAAAAACATTGTCGAAATTTGTCATCAGAGATAAAATTATCAAAAATATTGAAAAATAAAGGCATATAACTACATTAAATAAAAAATAAAATAGCTTAAAATTGATTGTGAAAGGGCAAGTGTTTATTAAAAAATTACGTTTTATAACAAAATTCGACATAAAATTTAACAATACAGCTTTACACTATGCATATTTATATAATAATATGTTATAATATAAAAAAACAAAAGATGGAGAAAAAGAGATGAGAGAAAGATTAGAGAGAATAAGAAGAAAATTACATATAGTAATAGAAGAATATGGGTTAAATTCAAAAGAAACTAAAAAGATAAGTAAAAATTTTGATAAAATATTAAATGAATATTATAAAAAAGAAGTACAATATCCAGAAAATAGTCTTATATATTTAAAATATGACGAATCAATAAATTATTTAAAAGAGATAGCAAGAAAAGAAGAAAGATTTCCTACAATACAGGAATGGAATAAATATGCAAAGAAACATGAGTTATTGTCATCAGAAAGCATAAAATATATATCAGGAGTAAATTGGCATGAGCTTAGAAACAGAACAATAAACTTTGACCAATAAAAAAATTCAGAAAATTATAAAAAAAGTTTGTAGTATTTTCAATACTTACAGGCTTTTTTTGTCGAAAACGGGTTTTGACATAGAAAATAAATCTGTTATAATAAGAAAAAAGAGATGCAAGGACCGCAAATCTAACACATCTCTTTTACACAAACAATTTACTCAAAAGAGTTAACTGTAAATTAAGTATAACCTCTTAAGAGTAAATTGTCAAATTATATTTACGAAAGAGAGGTTTTTATTTATGAAAGAAAAAAATGACGAAAAAAATAAAATGGAGGTATTTACAAAAAAGAAAAGGAATAATATAATAGAAAAAGATTACAACCCCTTGAAAGTGAATTATGATTTGATTTACGAAAGAGAGGGAATATTAATGTGTAATAATGTAGTATTAGATGAAACAAAAAAATTAAGCAAAAAATATAATAAAAAAGAAAAAGTAATTTTAAAGATGTTTGAATTAGGAATAAATAATGGATGCGATGTCGATGAAATAAAAAAGATGATTAGTGAATTTGAAGACAACAGCAATTGTTATTAATTTGTTATTAACGCATTGAAATTTATAGCAACTGATAAAGATATTGAAAAACTGTGAATTTGTTGCTATAACAGCAAAAGCTATAAGTATCAATAAAAAATGAATATGTGAAAAAATGATATGTTGATACTAGCAGGAGTAACAATTAATGCATTAAGTGGAGAAAATGGAATAATAACTAAATCGAAAGAAGCCAAAATAAAAACAGAAAAATCAAAAACAATAGAGAAAATAAACTTGGCAATACTAACAGCAATGACAAAAGGAGACGGAGACATAGATAACGCAACACTAAGGGAAGAATTAGAAAAAGAAGGACTAACAGTAAAAACAGAAGGAAACAACCTACCATGGGACGTATCAGATGGTAAATATATTTATAGAATAAATGAAGATTACACAGTAGAAGAAGTAGAAGGAATAAATTTATCAAAAAAAGAGATAAAACTAGCAAGTGGAGAAAATGAAACAATAACAGCAACACTAACAGAAGGAACAACAGGAAAAATAACATGGGAAAGTTCAGCACCAGACATAGTAAAAGTAGAAAATGGAAAAATAACAGCA